GTAGCCCGCTTGTGCCTGCTCATAGATGTTTGTTCGACCGCTGCGAATGACCAGATTAGCCAAAACGGCATTGGTGTATTCCGTGCCGTCAATTGTTACCTTCCAGACGGGATTCCACTGCGTCATGCCATTTGCAGGCTAGTTCCGCCGCCTGTGCCACGGTAGAAGGAATCATTCAAAGTTTCAACAATTGTTCGGGCAGTGCCTTCGCGATCAAACGCCCCAGATACGTTCAGGTTGATTGTCGTCATGCCAACGTTTTCTGCCATTCTGAAACGACCTGGGTCAAATGAACCTGAAGTGACAGTCGTGGCAGCTGAAGCAGCAATTCTTGCAGCGGTTGCGATTCCGCTTGAAGTCGTACCACCACCGCCAACGCCACCAGTTGAAATGGCAGTTGGGACAGTTGTCGTTGGTGTTGTTTGAACCCTGCCCGTAGACATTGAAAAATTGCCCAATGGACCCGTCGCCGTTGAACCTGAACCGCCGCCGATCTTTGGAATTAGCGGCACGTCCTTGCCCCACTGCACTGCGTTGTAGCCCTTAATTATGGCGTTGATTCCATCAATGGCAGTGTTAAGCAATGGCTTGATCGCACCCAACACCTTGGCAATGATTGAGATAACGACTTCAGCAATGTCGCCCACGACTGAAAGTGCCTTGCCAATTGCGCTGCCGATAAGCGGTGCAATAAATTTGACCACGTCCCAGAATGCTGCGAATTCATCCTTGCTATTCATGACGGCGGTTTTGACGCTATCAAATACTGACTTCACGCCTTCAATAATTGGTGTGAATGTTTTTTTCAATGTCGCACCAACGTCACTGACAATCTTGCCGAACCCGTCGCCCTTGGTCAGGCTGAATGCGTCTGAAAAAGCGTTGATCGCTGGCAATGCGTTTTGGTTGATAAAGTCAAGCAATGTTTTTAAGATTGGCAACAAGGCAACGCCGATTGTTTCTTTTGCTTCGTCAAATGCAACTTGAACACGTGCGATTTGTCCCGCGTACGTGTCGGCATTACGTGCAGCAGCCCCACCAAACAATTCTGATAAACGACCTTGGACTTCCTCAAATGACATTGTTTTCAATTCAGCATTTGATAAGCCAACGCCTAATTTGCCCAGGGCTGCCGTGTTGCCGTCATAAGCCTTGGCTAGTGAATTGGCAACTGCTTCAACTGGCTTGCCCGTTGCTGCGCTTATGTCAAGGGCGGTTGAAAGTAAATCTTGCGCCTTTGTGATGTCGCCCGTCGATCTAACCAGGCGACCCAATGCAGGGCGCAATTCGTCGTCAGCAACACCCGTTGCCAATGACATTTGAAGAATCGAATCTTCGGTCGCCTTAATTTGTGCCTGGGTTGCACCTGTTGCGTTTTCCAACGCCAGTGCCACTTGTGTCTGCGCCTTTTCGTCGGCTATTGCAGCCTTTACGCCTTCGATACCAATTGCAATTGCGGCTGCGCCAGCAGCGGCAGCAGCTGCGGCAAACGCCTTGCCAATTGCTACGCCAGCCTTGCCAACTTTGTCGCCAAATGAATCAACGTCACCTGAAGCGGTTTTGAGCGATTTGTTGAGATTATCAACGTCGCCAAGTATGGAAAGTTTAAGGGTGCGACTGCCAGCCATTAGTCGTACTTCCTAACTATTTGCGAAAAGGATTCTTCCCAGCGTTTGATGATCTCAGGCTGGGCACTTCGAAGCGTTGGGTAAATGAACCACCCGCGTGAACCGCGCCCTTCGCGACCTGACCAAACTGGGAATTGCTTATAGCGGTTCGAACCAAATTCGTAACCGCCCCAAACCTGTTGCGTTGTACCGCCACCGCTTAATTTCTGTGAAGCAAAACCAAATGAAATTTCAGGTGGATTGATTAGCCTTTGAAATGATCTTTGTGCGAACATAATCAGCCAGTTTTGAAGTCTGCTCTTTTGCCTGGGCGGTTGCTTCTTCGTCCATTGCCTTGAACGATCGCAGAATGGCACGCAATTCCGCTTTGTCGTAGGAAATTGCTTCCTTAGCCATTTGCGCGCCTTTCTAGAATTTCAATGATTGTCAGAATGTCCTCGGCTGACTCAAACTCATTCGGTGATAGCCCCGTTGCCAGGGCTATCTCCCAAACGATTCGACTTAGGCTTCCGACGGGGTGGCTTTTGGGTTTGCCTCACCGACTATCACTTCAGAAATGGTTTCTGTCCATGCTTCGATCGGCTTGACTGGCTTACCAGCTGCTTCTCGCTTCATGGCGTGATAAGCAAGGAAAACGAGATCAGCAATGCCGATCTTTTCCTGCGCCTGAGCAATGGTATGACCCGAATGCTTTTCCCACTTCACCCATTCTGGCGGTGCTGCCGTGTAGGTAATTTGGTCGCCGTTGTTGTATTCAATTGTTATTGGTAACTTCATTTTGTCTCCCGATTAGTTAGTTTTTAACTGAATGTTTCGGTTGGTGTTCCAACCACGATAAATGATAGATCAACAGTCTGAGCGTCAGGTGCTGACCCGCCGACCGCTGGGAATACTGGCATGACGTTGAATGCGAATACTGCGCCAGTAACGGCAGTCAATGAAACTGCCAATGTTGTGTTTGGTGCGGTTTCGCATGCAGTCCATAGTGCTTCGCACAATGAACCTGACGCGCCCCAGTCTGCAAGCATTGAAACGTCGAATGTCCACTGGTCGTCAATGTGCTTGTATGCCTTGCCGTCAAGTGTCTGGTAAGTCTCGACTGTTGGTGAATTGGCTAGTGTCGCACTGGTCGCCTGTGCGTCATAGTTTGTCGTCGCAATCGTCAAGACGAGATCGCGACCTGTGATGATTGTCGTTGGCATGATTCTCCTAGGTTGTTTGTGTGTAGTAAGTCGAAACGTTTATGTCAGCAACCAGCATTGGACTTTGTCCTACTTCCAAAACCGTCGGCTTTTCAACCACGCCTACGACGTATCCTGCTGGCATTGCAGCAAGAATTCCTATGATTAGTTTTTCCAGATTGTCCAGTGAACCCGCGTTGCTATTTGACGCGACAATTGCACTGATTGCGAAATTCAATTTGACCTGTGTTTTTGTTTTGCCGATCAGCACGACTTCCATGTAGGGCGTGTCAGGCACGACCACAATTGCAGGCGGGATTGGTGCTTCAGGAACGCTTGGGTAAATGTTTGCGGCTAATGATGAAAACGCGTTTGCTAACGCTGCACGGGTTTCGGCGACGGAATTGGCGGGCATTACTGCACCACGGTTTCAACGTCCAGGTAAGGCATTAGCAATGTGCTGACTCGGTTGGTCAGGCTTCGACCCATACGGTATGGGGTCGCGGTGAAGTCCACGCCTTCGATCTGTCCACCTGCTGCAACGCGTGACTGGAATACTTCGACGCTGACTGCAAGGATTGCCGATTCGATTGGCGCATTGTTGGCGTATAAATCAGCTGCTGAATAGCCTGAAAGTGTTGCACTGCCAATTGGAATGATGTCACGCAATGTCACGTTCGCATTTGTGATCGCTGCGGTGAAACTGTATTCCTTAACGTCCACGACGGTGACGGTTGCTGAAAACGGCGAAGGCAAACCCGCAACAATGACTGATTGCCCTGCCACGAAATAATGTGGGCGTTGCGTGTAATAGGTCGCAACGTTTGATTCAAGTTTGTACGCATTAACTGCCGAAGTGTTCGCAACCAACATTGGCAAGATAACTGCCTCACTGGTGTTGATGATTTCGTCTAGGTAAGCGTCAGAATAAAGAGAAACGGACACGCCAAGCACCGTACGCAATTGACTCGCAGTGACAATGGCTGGCATGTCCGTTCCTTTCGATCGACTGCGGCGAGATCGGGAGAACCCGCCGCATGCTTAGTTTGTGGAAATTACTGCTTATTATTCTTGAATGCGCCCGCCGCGATCTTTGTCGCCACGGCACCAAACGAATACACGCCCACGGTGATTGATCCGTCAGCAGTTGATTCCGCACGTAGTTGGTATGAAGTTCCTTCGTACCAGGTGTATGCGTCTGGGTTAACAACTAGCAGCGTGCCGTCTCCGTCGCCTGCGTTTGTTGGGTCAACGTATAGGTTCAAGCCCGCTACGTTTCCAGTCAATGATGTTGGCAGCGCTGAACCTGGCTGGTTGCTTGGGTTTGTCACTGCTGAATAAATTGGGCGACCTGCGTCGTTCAATGTCATGAGGTTTGCCCACTGACCTGTTGAAGCGATCAAGTTGCGTGCGAATGGATTTGCAAGTCCAGCAGTTGCGCCGTAAACGCTTGCTGCACCGCGTGAAATGATACCTAGCAACTCAGTTGCAGTTGGGTATGTTGTTGTTGTTGTTCCGTCAGCAGTTGCGCCAGCGATTAACTGTGCATTGACGTATGCGTTTTGCGCCTTAGCCATGGCTGCAACCATGTTTCTGAGCAATTCATCATAAAAAAGTGGGCTTGTGCGGGTCAGCAATTCAACTGAGAATTTTTGTTGCCCTGCGAACTTCTTAACGTCCACTGAAAGGAATGCTGCGTTCTGATCTGTGTCAGAAAAGATTGCGTCCTCAGCTGCAATTGCAACTGTTGGTGCAGCAGTGATCTTTGGAATTTCAAAAGTCATACCAGCGTCAGGCAATGCACCGCGAGAGATCGCGTCAATGCTTGGGCGAATTGTTGTTGATAGTCCGTTGATAACTTCTGACAACTGACGTGTAGGAACAAGTCCAGCGTTGTCTGTTGTGTTGTCTGCTGCCAATACGTACTGGCGCGCTGATTCGTCACCTGTTGCAGCAAGAACCTTGTTTTCCAAGTACTTTGCAGCGGTGATTTCAATACGTGGCGTTGCCTTCCAGCCACCCACGTTGTTTGACTGTGCAGTTACTGACTTTGCGGCTTCGACCGTCTCAACGGCTTCCGCTTGTGCGACGGTGTTGTCCACTTCGTCTCCTTCTGTTGTTGGTGTTTCTTCGGGTTCGATTGTCGAATCCGAAATTTCTTCTTCTGTCGCCGCGACTGACTCGACGCGGGCTGATCGGATTGCAGGCTCTGACGTTAATGCGACCCCAGTCAATTCGCCTGCAAGAATTCTGACTGTGCCGTCTTTAAGTGTCTCGTATTCATCAAATGAAACTTCAACGCTAAATCCGTCGCGCAAACCTTCCTGGGCTTCGACAAGTGCGTCATTGCCTGCGGTTGTTTCCGCAATCTTGAATGTTGCGTCGATTCCTTGATCGGTTGATTCAATTGAAAGTGTTTTGCCAATTCGGCGTGTTCGGTCATGTTCAAGGTTAAGCAAAACGGCAGTTGGTTCGATTGAACCCGCAGCAAATTGCACCTTGCCGATTGAAGCGTTGCCAGTTTCCTCAAACGTGACAATGCGACCTGAGATCGTGCGACTGTTTGAATCAGCTGCCGTGATCTGCATTGGTGTGATTACTTTTTTGCTCATAGCAGCATGTCCTCTTCCTCGCGGATTTCGTCGATCGACATTGCGCCGATTCGATTCAAGATTTCATAAACCTGGGCGCGCTCGTATGGATTACCGCGCAGGAAGTCGTCAAGATCGAACATGACTTTGTTACCTGCTGGCGTAAA